TGTAACTTATGGAAGTATACTGAGAGTGAACGTGAAGGCAAGGTGTGTATTTACTTAGGTAAGAACAAGACTATTGCCTACCACTATGCAGAGAATAGTTTTCGCGAATGTCCTAAACAGTTTCAGTGTAAGTACTCACCTAACTCTAAAGCTAAGGTAAGCATTAAAGATATACTCAAAGGTTTATCGGATGGGTTCTAAGTGATACTAGATTATAACAAAGCAGTAGCAGACGGACTAAAGTTATTCTTAAGTAGTAAACCACACAGAAAGTATACTTTAGATGATATAAATACATATTTAGTATTGCCAATTAAAAACAACCGTGTTAGAATATTTTATCAGCAAGAAGAAATACCTGTAGGATTAATAACTTGGTGTTGGTTAACAGAAGATAAAGCAGCTAAGCTGTTACAATACAAGTACGATCCCGTACAAGAAGATTACCAAGATACAGACATAGAAGATAAACAACTTTGGGGTTTAGACTTTATATCTACTACAGGAAAAGCAAGACAAATGATTTCATCACTTAAAAAAGAACACTTAGAAGTCTATGGTAAAGAACCTATTGCAAGGTGGCGCAGATTTTCTGATCCTACTAAAGAACACAAGAGAAAGTTTTAAATATGCTGTATAATCCGTTTATGCCTAGTGTACATTTTGCAGACCATGCTGTCTTTGGTGGCGGCGGTGGTGGTGGTCCCGCCATAGACCCTAATATAGCTATTGATGAGGCTGCTGCTGCAAAGCTTGCTGCTGAAAAGGCAGCGGCTGAAAAGAAAGCAAAAGAGGATGCACAAAAAGCGGCTGCTGATCAAGCGGGTACTGACGCTACTGAGTACGCTAAGACTACAGCGGCTGATTTAGCTGGGTCACGCAAAGCTATACAGGATAAAATTAATACTGCTAGGCTTGAAATAGGTCAACTACAAGCGCAAGACCAAGAGAACCCTGAGATAGTAAAAAGAGTAGAGGCCAAGCAAGCCGCTATTACAAAGCTAGAAACAGAACTAACTACTGTAGGACAGGCGCAGGGCGCTGAGATGGGGGCTGCTCAACAAAGACTTATGAGTGATGCTCTTATAGACCCTGCGTCTTTAGCAACCAAGACAGAAGTTGACAAGATTACAGCAACGCCTGATCAGTTTGTAGCTGAAGGTACAGGTGACGCAGGTAAAACTACTCCAGCTACGGCTGATACAGTAAAGACTGCTGGTGCAGCAGTCATGCCTGAACAGTTAACACCTGCCTCTATTGCTGCGGCTGCATCTCAACCCGCTGTACAGGATGCTCTAAAGGATTTGACTGCACCAAAAGGTGAGGTGTCAACTAAAGTTGATGCTGCCTTTAAAGACCCTAGTACAGTTGCTGGTACTGAACTTCAAGTAGAACAGATAGATGACCCTACTAAAGTAGTACCTCCTCCTGCACGTGTGTTAGAGCCGGGGGAAGCTCTTGAAGGCTCTTCTGTAGACATGGCTGCAGTTCAAGAAGCTACTGACATCAAAGCTGCTCAAGCTGACCCTTCTAAGAAAGCTACTGTTAAAGGGCAACTCGCAGAGCTTATGACTGACTTTGAGGGTGATGAAACACCAGCATGGGCAGCAGGTGCTATGAGGGCTGCTAACGCTGCTATGATAGCACGTGGTATAGGTACGTCCTCTATGGCAGGACAGGCTATTGTACAGGCTGCTATGGAGTCTGCTATTCCTATTGCACAGCAGGATGCATCTACGTTTGCTAAGTTTGAGTCTCAGAACCTGAGTAACCGCCAACAGACTGCTATGTTTGCTGCAGAGCAACGTGCCAGCTTCCTTAAGCTAGACTTTGATCAGGCGTTCCAAGCCCGTGTAGCTACAGCCGCTAAGATTAGTGACATAGCTAACATTAACTTTACTGCAGATCAACAGATTGCGTTAGAGAACGCACGTATGGCCCAGACAGTAGACATCACTAACTTAAATGCTAAGAACGCTAAAGTTATGGCTGACGCTGCAGCTATGGCTAGTATGGACTTGGCTAACTTAAGCAACATTCAACAGGCTGAAGTTGAGAACGCTAAGAACTTCTTGGCTATGGACATGGCTAACCTTAGTAATGAACAGCAAGCTACGATGTTTAAAGCTAAGTCACTACAGGATGCAATCTTAAGTGATACTGCAGCTAAGAACGCTGCTATACAATTTAATGCTACTAGCGAAAATCAAACAAATCAATTCATGGCATCTATGAATAATCAAGTTCAGCAGTTCAATGTATCTCAGTCTAATGCTATGGATCAGTTTAACGTTAGTGAAGTTAACGCTATTGAAAAGTTTAACTCAGAGCAGTCTAATGCCCGTGACCAGTTCAATACTACTAACAGTATGATCATAGCGCAGTCTAATGCACAGTGGCGTCAAGGTCTTTCTACTGCTAACATGGCAGCACAGAACGAGGCTAACATGCAGGACGCTGCAGCGGCTAATGCCTTTACAGCTAGTACGGTAAACAATGTATGGCAGAGAGAGCGGGACTTAATGTCTTTTGCTTGGAAGTCATCAGAGAGCCACCAAGACAGGATCAATAACATCTTAATCGCACAGTTAGGTGCTGATGCTGCCACTGCTGCTGCTGCTACTCAAGCTAAGGCTTCTAAGTCTGGTTTCTTAGGGGCGGCTGTAATGAAGATGTTTAATTGGGGAGGCTAACATGCAGGGCGTTGCAGTTGAGAGAGGAAAGAATAGATGACAACTAACAGAGAGTTCAATGACAACATAGAGGCAGCTTTTAAGTCTGCTAATACCACACCTAATCAAGCAGGTAGTGAGGCTACACAGGCTACTAATGACATAGCAGCAGAGGCTAAAGGATTGGTCTCCAAGCCTAACTCAGCCAGTGCAGGTTTAGCCTCTGACGTAGCTGATCAAGTTTCAGATGCTGTTAAGGGTATTAAGGGTGCATGGGATAATGTACTTGAGTGGATGGACGTATCTGTAGGTTATGATCTTAACAATAAGAAAACAGATGAAGGTATACCTGACCCTAATAAGGATGGAGGGTTTTTAACGGAGGGTGACACAGAGTCTAGCCTTGAAGTTAGCAATGAGAACGCTCTGCGTATGCAAGAACGTGCAAGAGATAAGCAGTTCACTTCACCTGATATGGGTGATCTTGAAAAAGACAGAACGTTTATAGACGGTCTTACACGTCTTAAAAAAGCGCACCCTAAGATGCCAGCAGATAAGTTTAAGAACATGATTAATGGTGAGTCAGCAGGTAATACATCTGCACGTAACAAGAACTCTGGTGCTGTATCTCTTTGGCAGATTACGCCTATAGCATTGAAAGACTTGAAACAAGAGAAGCTAGTCTCTGATGACCTGACCTTGAGTGCTATACGTGGCATGGACGCAGGACAACAGATGGATTTGTACTCTACCTATTTAGACAGGTGGGGGTATGATGGCTCTCAATCACTGGGTGTTCTACAAGCTGCACCTGCCTTCAGGGACGCACCCCTTAGCACCGTTATATACAAGAAGGGCAGCGATCAATGGAATCAAAATCCCGGCTGGCGTCCTCGTAGCGGCGGTGACATCACAGGTAAGTCTATAGATAACTACTACTTTGGTAGAGCGCCGAAGACTTCCTTACGTCCTGTGCTACGCCCTAAAGAACTTGAAAAACCTATCTCTTAAAGGATAAGAAATGACTAAGCCCCTTAACGGTCCTATCCCCGGTCAATCTCTAACTGACGAACCTAAAGGTTTTCCTTGGGAGCGCCCACCTGAGACTGCAGACCCTAACGTAGCAATCAAGATGCACTTAGATAAGTTTGCTAAAGAAGAGTTCTTAGACAGTTCTTTGTTTATGATGGAGCTAGGTATACCTATTGCCACTCTTGTAAGCACGGCTATGACTACGGCTCAAGGGGCTGGCGTTCACAGTGTAGACGTGAGCTTACTCATTGCGCCTGTAGTACACAGGCAGTTTAAAAAGTTAGCTGAATCAGCAGGTGTAGAATACGTTGAGTACACACCTCAAGATGACGCTGATGGCGAGATTGAGAAAGAGGGTAGGCTTAAAGACCTGCTATTAGCTAAGTTGGCAGACTACAAGGGGCCGGGCAAGGAAGAATTATCTCAGACAGAGGCTGCTATTGGTAGCCCTGCAGAAGAAGAATTAGAAGATAGAATGGCAGGACAAGAAGCTGCACCAATGGAAGCTGCTGACGGACCATCCGTCACTGAAGAGCCTAGTGCTGGACTAATGAGTAGAGAGGCATAAGGTATGGGACTTTTTAGTAGCATTGATTTCGGAGCGTTTGCAGCAGGTGCAGCACAACAGTATGTAACTGACATTGATAAGAAGAATGATTACTATCGTGATCTTATGGT